TCATTAATCTTAGGAGATGTTAAAGTTTTATTTGTTAATGTGTCAGTAGATACTAAAGATACTAAAGTAGAATTACTCCCGGCTGGAAGCAACATTGTATTTGTTACTCCTGCTGAATGTGGTTGAGCTTGAACTATTTGACCATGACTATTACTTTCACAATTAAATTGAATAGCTCCTGAATTAGTATTACCTTTTACTGTTACGTGTCCAGTTCCATTAGGTGCTAGTTCAAGATCAGCATTAGATGTTGTAACAATGTCTTGACCATTCATATCAAGATTGCCACCCAACTGTGGTGTAGAATCATCTGCTACATTAGATATTGCACTAGATGTAGCTAGTCCTGAAACAACAGCACTTCTAGTAATCTTTTTAAGTCCACCACCTGATGTATCAACTGCAAGAAAAACATCATCATCAGCTACCGTAGATATTTCTGATAGACTTCCAACCGCAATCGAATTAAAGTTTGTACCGTCTGCAATTAATAAATTACCTGCTGTATTAGTTCCCATTGTAATATCATCGCCTGTAACTGTTAAGTCACCTGCAACGGTTACATTTTGTGACGCATCAATTGTAAGGGCTGTTGTGCCACCAGTAGCTATTGTAATTACATCAGAACCACTAAAGGTTAGTGATGTATTTGTATCCCCATCACCTGCAATACTATCTAATTGTATTGATCCTACATTTGTAATATTCTGATCATTAAATGATGTAGCTCCTAATGATATAGTTCCAGTAGCCGTTAAGTTAGATGAACCAATATCTATGTTACCAAAACCAGAACTAATTGCTCCTGATCCTAGTGTGCCTACAGTTGTTACATTACTTAATGTATCTAATGCACTTTCAAAGTAAGTTTCAAAGTCTGTTAGTGCTACCTGCACCATTGTACCGTTATCGTTTACTACTACACGATCTGCATCTGCAAGTGTTGTAGATGTAGCAGATGTATTACCATCTACAATGTTTAGTTCAGTAGCCGTAGATGTTACGCCATCTAGTATGTTCAGTTCTGCTGCTGTAGATGTAACGCCATCCATTATATTTAATTCGGCAGCAGTTGCACTAATAGCTGTACCGTTAAAGTTTATTGCGTCTGCATATACTGTACCATCAAAGTAACCATCTTTAAATTCTAAAGAACTAGTTCCTAAATCAATATCATTGTCTGTTACAGGAACTATAGCACCATCCTGGATGCGTATTTGTTCTACAGCAGAACTAGAAACTTGTACAAAGAAACCCCAACGATTATTTGTACTATCAACAACTATTTTATTAAGAAAATCTTGATCACCAATTATTTCTATATTACCGCCTTCACCTGCTCCACCATCATGTTGGTGTCCTGTTGTACCAGATGACGCATAAGAAAATGCAGATAACAACTGATTAAATTCATTATTAAATAATGCTGCTGTTATTGTGTCTCCATCCGACATGGTACTCTGTCGTGTATAACTAGTTCCTGCCATTGTTATCTCCTACCAGAAGGTACATAGTCAATGTACATTCCATTTATAGCGTATGCTGATTTTTGATCATTACTTCTAATTCTAAAATTAGCTGCATGACCACTACCTGTTATTGTTTTTCGTACCATAGGATCAGTTGATCCACCAAACTGTGAAGTTCCAAAAACTCCTGTTCCAAATAAAGAAGGAAGTAAAATATTTGTTATATTTGTTTCTGTTGGTTGAGGAATATTATTATCTTCATAGTCATATCTAATTCTAAAAGAAGGTTCTACAGAGCCTTCAGGTGTAATAGATATTTTGGCATACTTTAATGTTTTTCTTGTTCCAGCATCTCCAAAATCAAAATTAGGTGTTTGATATTTTGATTCTATATCAAGAGCTGTGCCATCAGAAAAAAAAGAATTTCCTGAGTCATGGGTATAAATATATCCTAAATTATCACCATGAAATATTTTTTCTATTCCATCTGAATTAAAACCAGATGTTAATGCCGGGGCTTGTATACCTAATGTTTCTGACCATTCAAAACCGTTTTTAGTTAAAGTTCCTATTACACCTTTAGAAGTTGCAGTTGATGCAGCAGTTGTACAATAAAATAAACGATATTGTGCTTTAGTTCTTAAAATACAACTAGTAATAATAAATGAATTAGCACTACTAGCTATATCAGATATTACAGATTGTATCTGTCTACTGACAGATCCTAATTCAACGTCACCAATTCGTGCTGTACCTGCAACACTACGAATACCATCTGGTGCTAAAAAAACTAGATCACCTCCTATTTCTTGAATACTAAAATGACTTAAACAGCCTACATTTTTTGCTACAGGTACAACAACAATTGTACTACTATTGTTTATGTTTGATAGTTTAAAAATACTATTAGTACAAAAAATATATAAATCATTACGAAAACTTTTTAACCCTACAATTTGATCTTCAAGCTGTATACTTCCTGATCCTGTCGATGTAAAATCATCTGGATCTAAAGTACCACTATAATAAACTGTATTAGAAGCTGCACTTGCACCACCTACAACAAAATGTTTATCATGTATTACACCTACAGATGGAGTTTTATCTGTATCTACTGCCACTTCAGCGGCAAAATATGTACGATTAGTTAATGCTCCTGAACCTGTCATTTTAAAATAAAAAGGTTTGTTTGCTCCATCACATATAAATATTTCACCATATGTTGTAGAACCTTCAAAAAGAGAAATAGAGCATTGTCCTTGGTTTGTTCTTGTTAATGTTGAGCGACCAGTAAATGTAGAATAATTATCTCCACTTCCTGATACACTGCTTCTATTTATTTGTAAGTATGTATCACCATCTAATGTAAAATAAATATTTGTTCCAGAACATACAATAAGACCATCGCCATATACTGCAATACCTAAAATACGATTATTGCTATTTGGTCTAGCATCACCAAAAGCAGCATAGCCATTAATACGTCTATAGCCACCATCAGAATCAACTTCAAAGTTTTGTAATTCTGTAGCTGCTCCAGGCGTAGTCAACAACTCAAATTGATTTAAGTTTGTATTTAGACCACCTTTACAGCTAAATCCAAATGCCTGTGACATTTAAGCAAAACCTACTCTATCATCTTTCATATAGTAAGGTGTTGGAGTCATTAATGCAGAACGCATATACTTAATACCTTTTTTATAATCCTCTAAAGCAAAAGCAGCCGCTTGCATATTTTCTTTGAATTGACATAGAAAATACCTAGCTCTTGCTAGTAACACAGGTTTATAAACATCAGGAAATACAATAGTATCTCCATGAGCAGAAAGCTCTGTAGGTAAATCATAAGCATAAAACCAAATACGATACACTTTATCTGGTATAGGGCTTAATCCAAATTTACGTGCATCAGGACTTCTTATAACTCTTTTTGGTTCTCCACCATTAGCATCACCAGCATCATCTTTATTTTCAGAAAGTCTGAAATAGTCTTTCCATTCTTCTGTTGTAATAAATCTTAAATTAGCTGCTGTAAAAGGTGCAGATTCACCTGATACACCTACTGTAGTTACAAGAAAGTTAGACCAATCTACATAACCATAATCAGTTGTTATGCTAGAACTTGATGGTTTTAATTCATACCAACGTGTATTAGCAGTAGTTTCAATGTACACATTACCGTACATTGGATCAGTTTCACCGCTTTCAGCCGTAGCTAAAAAAGGCCAAGACGGTTCTTCATTAACAATATCTAAGTATGCTCTATTGATTGCATCTTTAGCATGTTGTTGAATACCTATCGCAGAACTAAAATCAGAAGAAGTTAATACAACCTCATTAAATTCTCTTAGTAGCTCATTTGTTAAATTAAGATAGGTTGCCATTATTAATTAGGCCCAGCTTGATCCATTTCACCTACTAGTCCACCTTCATTCATGCCATACTTCATCATACTACCTTTGTTCATTTTCTTTTTTTGCATACTGCCATACATAGCTTTTTTACGCTTCATCATACCACCACCCATCTTTTTTTCTTTTTTAGGACGGCCTACTTTACTACCATACGTTCCTTTACCCATTGGCATAATAATCTCCTTAATAATCGTTATTGTTTACACCAGTACTAAGACCAGCTTTTGTGTCACAAGATTGTGTCATTTCAGCTATGGTTTCATAATCTTTAGATGTTCCACTTTCCATTGATGAATTAGTTGGTGGTGTCATCTTCATTTTTTCAAGAGGATGTACTTTTTCCATTAGATGAGTCTCCCTTTCTAAAAATTCTATCATAATTAGTTTGATATTTATTTTTATCAAAGCCTTTGCGAAATCTACTTTCTTTACTTACAATTGCTTTTCTAAACATCATTGGATTTTCATCGCTTCCAATTTGATTTCCAGGCATCTTTTTATCCTTTAAAGTAAAGGGGGTCATATAGACCCCCATAGCTAAATAGCTTAGTCTATACCGTAGAAGGCAGATACCAAAGCTTCGCCACGCATTACTTTAGCTCCATAAACGTGCAAACCACGCACGATGTCACCAAAGCTATCAGGGTCACGAATTACTTCAGTACTAGTAATAGTCTGTGCTGTACAGGTTGAAGACATGTGACCTGCAATACACTTACCAGCCGCATTGGAGGTAGATGCAATGTTGTTAGTCTTGTACATGTCAAAACCACGTAGCTTTCCAGATGATACTAAACCGTTACGAATAGAACCTTGACCAGCGTTATAGTCTACCGAAAGTAGCTTAGAAGAACTTTGTACTAGCTGCTCATAAAACTCAGGATTAGCTAGAAACCAACGTCCCTCTTCAGGTACATTCTGCTCATCCAACAAACGTGCCATATGTGACAATACGTCAATAGGGTCATGTTCGCCAGAAGCAAAACCGATATCCAAGTTACCAGTACCGTCAAAAGTACCAGCCGCTAGGTCAGTTGCGTTATCAGAACCAAGAATATGATTAGGGCTAGATGCTGATACACCTGCAAACATAGTAGCAATAACACCTTCATCATAAGCGTCACGCAATGCGTAAGCTGCTGAAGAAGACGCTACTTCTTTAAAGTTTACGTGTGACATCTTAGTTTCAATGTCATCTACGATAAACTTAAAAGCGTTTGCTGTGTCAACAACCAAATTAACTTCTTGATCAGTTAGTTTAGTTGCCGTTACATCTTGGCCTCTTTCATACTGATATACTGTGATTTCAGGCTCTTTGATTACCTTAACGGAATCTCCGAAAGCCGTAATTTCTCCAGCATAGTCTGTGTTGGTAATTGCTTCAGCTACCGATGCTTTCCTAAAAAAGTTAAGCACCTTTTTGCTATAAATAGCAGGTAGGAAGTATGAATTAGTTTGACCAGATACAGAATTTGCAAAGTTAGCATTAGTATCTGTACTAGGTTCAAAATATTGATCTGATTGATTATAAGCCATTGTTAAGCTCCTTTAATTTCTTTAGACAAAATTATTGCACTCTGCCTTCTTGAATAGCTAGATCAATTTCTTCTTCGTATTTATCATAGTCATCAATAGACATAGATGCAATTTCCCTTTGTGTCCAGACTTTAGGCTGTGGTGGTTCAACATTTGTTGTTTTTGTTGAAACCATTGATGCCGCATCTGAACGTGAAGTTTGTGATCTGACTGATTTTTTAGGAGTTGTATTTCCAATAGCTATATTATTTTCTAACTTATATAAATCAATTGCACGACTTGCTAAAGTTGCATTATCAGGATTGTTATATATCCAGTTTTGAATATCTTCAGGTTGGGTTTTAGCCCAAGTATGAAAATTTTCGTCACCTCTTATATCTTCAAAATCAGGATGCCTAGCTTGTAATTCTGCTTCAGCATCTCTTTTAGATATAGTTGCTTCACGTTCTTCTAAAGCTTGTAGCTTAGATTGAAGTGCTTGAATTTGTTCTTCACTTCGCATGTGAGCAACTGTTTCTACAGTTTCATATAAGTCTGGATATTCTGTTTTAAACTTTTCAAGATCTTCTTCGCTTTTTGGCGGCTGATATTTAGGATATGCTTTTTCCGCTGCTGCACGTAGTTCTTGCTCTCGTTGTTTAAATTCAGATAACTTAGTATCATAATGTTTCTTTAAATCATCATACCTTTTTTTATAATTAGTACGAGGTTTCTTTTGAGGGGTTCCGTCTTCATCTTCGGAAGTAGCCTCTTGTTTTGGTTCCTCAAAAAATAATGAATCAGCACTGCGTATTTCTTTCATATCACTTTTATTATGATATTCTTTTTTTGCATTGTACGGATTTGCTTCTGGTTCCATTTGTTCTTCAGTCATATCGCTCTCCTTTTGGGGCTTGTCTTTTATCAAGGTAGCTATATTAAATGCGCTTTTTTTAATATAGGGTCTTGAACTTACAAGGTGGCCTCTAGGTTAAAAATTAATAAGGGGCTGAATATCAGGTAGCCTTATCGTCCTATTATGCTTGGCATACGATTAGCATACATCATTTGCTTTTTCATTTCATCGTCTTGCCGTGTTGTTCCATACATTTCGGTTTTTTCATCCATCAGCGGAGTAGTATCTCTAACTGCTCCACCTAGCATGGGATTATCCACAGCACCGCCAAGTGCATATTTTTGCATCATTCCTCCATCGGCTGCACGTTCTGCCTCGTCCATCATCGTTTGCAGATTGTCAGCACCGATTTGGTCTGTTGCTTTTTTGGTGATTACAAACTCACCGTCCGATAGCCTTGCAGGTATCGAATCTGATATACCAGTTCCGGGGCCTTCTACTTCCCCTTGACCAGTAAATTCTGCTGCATAAGTAACAACCTTATCTAAAATACCTTCTAGTTGCGGATCGTTATCTAATGCTGAATTTAAATAATTTTGTTCATCTTGTGTTAAGACTTCTGCTGTTACATAATCAACATAGTCTTCTTGCATTTGTTCATCTGAAGCGATAGGCATTGCTTCTTCTTCGGGTGTCATGTTTGGATAGGTATCAACTGGAACATCTTGTTCCATAAGTTCAGGAGGCATTGCCATTTCACCGCCTTCTTGAAATACACCACGCCCTTTAAGAATATCAGCTTGAGTAACTTTACCATCTTTATTTAAATCTGGAAATTTACCGCCTTTATTTTTACCTTGTCTCATTTCTCTTTTAGCAGCGGGTATATTATATACTGTTTCTATTTTAGTTTCAGGATCTATAAAAGTAAAAACGTCTACATTGTCAGCTTCAGCTTTTTCTACTGCTTTTCCTAATGCAGTAAGTTGTTCTTCTGTAGGCGATTCATCATTTTTACTATTCCATAATGTCATTAATATGGCTGGAAAACCTACTGCAACACCTCCAGTTATTCTACCTTTTGTATCAGCTTCTTGTGCTAATTTAGTATCTTTTGCTAAAGCTATATTTTCTCGTTGTAATGGGGTGGGAGGTGCTAATCTACTTTTTCTAGCTCTTGTTCCACCTCCGTCTACAATAGCTTTAACAGATTGATTAGTTATTTCAAAATCTAATGCAGTTCTTTTAATAGCTTCTTTTTTATTTGGTACACTATCGTCTTGTACAAAATAAAAATTAAATCTTTTATTTACTTCGTTCATTTTTCTTTCTATATCATCTAAAGATGGTTCTATAATATTTTCGTCTAAGTCTAAACTAAATTCCATATTTCTTTGAACATTCTCAACTTGTTTAGAATTAATATCATTTAATTGAATATCAGTAAAAGAACTTCTTATGTTATCTATACCTTTTAGTATTGGTTTTGTAATAAGCCTACCAACACCTGCTTGTTCTCTTGGAACCATTAGACTTTTCATATTAATCTTCCTTCCTTCGTTGTTTAACTATATCAGGCAACTGCATTAATTTATCCAGAGAATTCACCTTCCCCTGCTTGCGGAACATTTCCTGTTCCGATGTTGCCACCACCAGTTCCTGTAACGCCAACATCCGTTGGAACTCCAGTAGCTCCTTCAGGGGTTCCCATAGCTCCGGGTTGTTCACCACCGGGGCCAGCTTGTTCGCCAGTTTCTTGTCCAACATTATTTTGCATTCCTATTATCTGAGCAGCTAGTGCTGCTTCTTCTTCATTATTAAGTATTTCATCTGGATCAAGATCTAAGCTATAAGCTAGTTCGCTAATAAGTTTTGACATTTTAACAAACGGTGCAATAGCAGGATTTTGTGCCGTTTGAAGGAACATAGTAAGACGTTGTGACCTAACTTCTTTTTGCATTAGGCTATTTGTTCCCATAGCTTTAATTTCTAAATCGCCTTCTATATTTAAATCACCTTCAAAAAACTGCATGTTCCATTGAAAATATGATTGACCTAGAGGTTTTAAAAGAAAATCATCTAGGTTTTTTACAACTGTTTTTATATTTAAACTTGCAGCACCTAGTAACATTGACATCCCTGAAGCTGTTCGTGTCATACTTTGAACGCCTGTCATGCCGTGTGAATAACTAGGTATACCTGTCTGTTCATCTGCAAGCTGTCTAAATTTATCAAACATCATCATATTTTCTGTAGATGTGTTTGGAAATTTAACACCATGTATAGATTGTCCGGGCATACCGGACTGTCTTCTAAATACCTTGCCGGGGTATATTTCCATGCTTTGACCACCTACAAGCATAGTCTCATCAATATCAAATACTAATGAACCGCTTAATGCTAGGTTGTCTATAGCCATACGTGCATGACCATTCATAATCTGTTGGCTATCATTCATGTTTTCTGCTACGCCAATACCAAAGAAGGAATATGGATTACGCTCATATGGAAATGCATTATATGGTAAACGTGCTGGAGAAAATGGATTAACTACTGCTCTTAATACTTTACCGTTACAAACCCA